CAGTAGATTATCCCTCCGATGAAAAATAAAAGGGTGGTCAGCATGAAAGACAGAGACGTTCTGGTCGAGCAGCTTAAGCTTATGGTGGATCGAATTATGATCGAAGGTGATCGAATACCGGACGAGGATCTGATCGTGGCTTATAACAACGGCGGCGGTCAGACGGGGACGAGGGAAAACCCGTTTTACCCGGCATACGAAAAGCTGCTTGCCAGTTACACCAAGGCGCTCGATGCGCTGAAGAATATAGGCGGAGAGGATGAGGAAGCGGATCAGCTCTGTGATCTGCGGTCGAGGTTTAAAGTGATGGGATGATGGGGATTACTGAGGCGAGGATTTACACGCCACCACTGCGCAAGCTGACAGAGGCGACGTCGCTCGGATTTGCGTGCGTTGAGTACGCAAAGACCGTGCTGAAGAAAAATTTATATCCGTGGCAAGAGTGGGCGTTGATACACGCTTTTGAAATCGTTGGAGAACTTGGCGGAGATTGGAAATTCCGATTCCGCACGGTTCTCTATTTAATTTCACGGCAAAATGGCAAAACGGTACTGTCGGAAGTTATCGCTTCGTTTTTCCTGAATGTGCTGTGCGTTGACAGCATCTTCGGGACGTCATTGTCACTGGACAAGGCTGAGGAGGTCTGGGAGGCGGTCGTTCAGGATCAGGAGACAATCCCGGCACTATCGAAGAGCCTGCACAGGGTCGGGCGGACAAACGGAGCGAAGAAACTCGTTCTTACGGGTCTGCGTCAGTACAAGGTCGGCGCTCCCACCAGACGAGCAGGCCGTGGCGACTCCAATGATCTTGTGATGTTGGATGAGGTGCGTGAACAACGAGACTGGGAGACATGGGCGGCATCCGTGGCGTCAACCAACGCCAAGCCAAACGGCATGGTCGTGTGTTTTTCGAATGCCGGAGATCCTGACAGCGTGGTTCTCCGCCAGCTCCGTGAACAGGCGATATCTGTGATTGATGGCACGAAAGCAGCAGATTATGGCGGCAACGTTGAGACCGCCACGCTCGGATTGTTTGAATGGTCGGCGGAAGATGGGGCGGCAACCGACGACATAGAAGCTCTCGCGCAGGCAAATCCCGCCCTTGGGTATGGATATCTGACGGAAAGAGCGTTGTTGTCCAACAGGCAGACGTTCCCGGAAGCGAAATTCCGCAGTGAGTGCATGTGCCAACAGGTAGCAACGATCCTTCCTCAGCCATTCCCTGACGGAGCCTGGGACGGTGGCATTGATATGTCGTCAGGCATCGCGCCGGAAGCACAACTATATTACGGCATTGATTTGTCGTCAGACCGCAGGTGGACATCTATCGGCGTCTGCGGTCTCCGGGAAGACGGACAGTGGCATATCGAGGTCGTTGCAAGGCGTATTGGCACGGAATGGGCGCTTGACTGGTTCCGGGCAAGGGCCATGCGGCAGAAAATGAAACTTGCGTTTCAGGGGCGTGGCGCTCCCGTGTCGGGACTGGCGGAACAGATCTGCACGATTGACGGCGTGGAGCGCATTTCCATCGAAGGCTCGGAACTTCCAACAGGGTGGGGTAGGTTCTGGGACGGAATTGCGGCATCCGCTCCCGTCATGCCGGGCGAAACTCCAAGGGGCGGGGCGAGAATATTTCATCTTCCACAGCCAATTATGGACACGCCTGCAAAGACAATGCAAATCAGGCAGATGGGCGGCGGGGCGGAAGTCCCTGACCGACTAAAAAGCCCGGATGATATAGCGCCGTTGTTTGCGTGTATTATGGCATTCACGGCGGCGACGATGGTTGTAAAAGACAAGAACAAAATTTACGAATCGGCGTACGCCTCAGGAAGTACGCTTGTATTCTGCTAAGCAATTTAGGAGGGCGTGAATATGCCGAAGATTGCACAGCGCCTGCGTGACCTCTTCGGTCGCACCACTATCCATGTAAGCTTAACACCAGAGGAAAATCCTTATGTGGAAGGGCTGAGCGCAAGACAGCTATACGCTACGCAGGCGAATTTACACGCAGTGGTTTCTTTCTTATCGGACTCAGTGGCGCAGTTGCCGCTGAAGGTTTACACACGGAGCGGTGAGAATGACCGCCAGCGTGATCGGGACAGTGTAGCGGCGAAACTGCTGTACAGGCCGAACGCTGACCAGACATCTTATGAGTTTTGGAACGCTGTCGTCACGGAATTGCTTCTGATGGGCGTGTCCACCGTCTGGAGCCTGCCGGATGTTGAGAGCGAAAGCGGCTATCAGCTACGGCTGATCCCGAAAGAGTGGATCATGGACAGCGAGCGCAAAACAAATTATGCGCCTGACATGATCCGTGTCACGGCGAACACCTCAGGCGACATCATCGAGATCCCTCGCACGGAGTTCGTGCAGTTTCGGATGTATTCACCGGGTAATCCGGGCGGTTACCAGTCTCCACTTGCGGCACTGAGGCAGACACTTAACGAGCAGATTCAGGCTGACCGCTTCAGGACGGATATCTGGTCATCGTCCGGGCGGTTTAATGCGTACCTGACTCGTCCGGTTAATGTTCAGCCGTGGAACGAAGAACAGCGCAAGGCTTTCCTGACGTCATTCCGTGAAGGTTGGGGCAGAAGCGGCGGCAACCGTGGCAAAATCCCTCTGCTCGAGGATGGTATGGAAATCAAGCCGTACCAGTTCAACGCAAAGGAGGCCCAGTATGCGGAAACGAAGCAGTTGAGCCGTGAAGATGTGGCGGCGGCTTATCATGTCAATCCGTCATTGATATGGCACACCACCACACAGACCTATGCGAGCGCCAAGGATAATGCAAGGGCGCTCTATGCGGACTGCCTTGGCCCTACGCTCCAGATGCTTCAGCAGAGGATCAATGCTTTTCTCCTGCCGATGGTTGGGGCTGATGCGAACACATACGTCGAATTTGATCTGACCGAAAAGCTGAAGGGCAGTTTCGAAGAACGTGCCTCTATCCTTCAGGCATCTGTCGGTGGCCCGTGGATGACACGCAACGAAGCCCGTGCAGACAACAACCTGCCGCCTGTCGATGGCGGAGACGAACTGATTGTACCGCTTAATGTGTTAGAGGGCGGGCAGGCATCGCCGCAGGACACACATATGGGCGCCAATGGCAGCAAGACCGAAATCAAAATGATCATACCGACCCACCGGAAGGACACAAATGCAATATATATCAAAGGCCGATCCGACGAGGAAGAGGACGCAGATGTTGCGGAAATCCTTAAAAAGTTTTTCAAGCGCCAGGCAAGCTCCATCCTCCCCAAACTGGGAGCGAAGAGCGCGGAATGGTGGGACGAAGAGCGGTGGGACAGAGAACTCGCAGCGGACTTGCAGCCAATCATTGAAAAAATAGCAGATAAGCATGGAATGAGCACAGCGGACGTCCTTGGCACCGAATACGGCCGGGAGCTGACAAGAGCATATCTCGAGAAACTGACAAAAGGCAGGGCCCACGCCATCAACAGCATGACGCTTAAAAAGCTGGAGGAGGCAATCGAGAGTGAAGAGAAGGAGCCGACAGAGGTTTTTGAAAAGCGCGAGGAAACAGACGCCAAAACATTCGGCCAGGCACTCGCAACGGTAGCGGCAGGATGGTCAATGCTGGAAGCAGTCCATCAGGCCCAGAGAAACGGATACGAGCGCAAGGTTGAGAAAGAATGGGTCACAGGGCCAAATTCACGCCCGTCACATGCTGCAATGAACGGCCAGAGAGTCGGAATAGATGAAACATTCTCGAACGGTGCCCGGTGGCCGGGAGATGACAATTTGTCCCCGGAAGAGTCGTGCGGATGCAACTGCTCGACGTCCATAATCATCACGGAGGAATAACCATGAAACACAAATACAAAGAATTTGCTTTGATCAAATCGACAGAGGACGACGAAAAGAACGCCGGAACGATATCCGGATACTTTTCGACATACGACAGAATCCCGGACGCATATGGCGACGTCATCGCACCCGGAGCATTTACAGAAACCATCAAAAAGCGCGAGGAGAGCGGTCATCCGTTCCCGCTGTGCTGGAACCACGACCTGAACCAGATTATCGGAAAGGTCGATTCAATCGAAGACGATGAAAAAGGCCCGCTGATGACAGCGAGCTTTTTTAATACTCCGCTTGCCCAGGAAAAGCGCGAACTGGTCAAGAGCGGAGTGGTTTATCAGTTTAGCTTCGCCTATGACGTGCTGGAGGCGGGACCGACGGAGCTGAAGGATGGCATTAAGGCATACGAGCTTAAAAAGCTCGACCTTTTCGAGGTGTCCATTGTACCGATCCCAGCAAATCAGAACGCCGTAATGACCGACATCAAATCTGGCCGGAGAAACAGCAAAGCAGACGAAGACAAGATCAAACAGGCTATTTCGCTCCTTAAGAGCGTCTTAGAGGCAGACGATCCCGACGGAGAGGACGACGACGAAGCCAACGCATTAGCGGAGGAGCAGAAGCGCCGCAATCAGGAAAAGGAGAGACTGCTGGAATACATCAAAAACATGCATACGGAGGTATGAAAATGAACCTGAAAGAAAGACTGAAAGCAAAACAGAAGGAACTCGCTGAACTCAAACAGAAAATCGAAGCCGGTGACGACGAGGCCATCAAGAAATCGACAGAGCTGGTAAAAGAGATCGAAGCGCTCGAAGAGAAGATCAAGGCAGCAGAGGAAGCAATGAAGAAGCTGGAGAATATTGGCAAAGAGGGAAAAGAGGAACCGGATGGGACTCCGGAACCGGCAAAATCGGTCGGAGAAAACTTTGCCAATCTCGCAAGAGCGGCAAAGCCGGGCAAGCGCTTCAACCTGATCGCGCCGACATTTAAGGCCGCATCTGACATCCAGGTTCGTCCGACCGGAATCGAGCCGTACGCCACGACATATGATCGTAATGTCGTAACCGCACCGCGCACGCCGCTCGTCATCCGTGACCTGTTCGGTTCCGAGACCATTTCCGGCAATACTCTTGTATATCTGGTCGAGGGCGCTATGGAAGGCGCTCCGGCGGTGACCGCAGAAGGCAACAAGAAAGCGCAGGTGCACTTTGCGGATCCGACTCCGAAGACCGTAAGCCTGAAGAAAATCACGGAATTCATTAAGGAGTCCGATGAATACATTTCGGATTATCCGTTTCTCGCATCTGCCATCAACGGCAGGTTGCTCTACGCTCTGGGCCTGAAGGAGCAGAGCGAACTGGTCGCTGATCTGCTCGGCACTTCCGGCATCCAGACCGGCAACATCACGGCAGCGGCAACTTATCTTGAGGTCGCCGAAGCAATTCTGCAGGCGGCAATGGACGTGCAGGAGCAGTCTGGCTTTGCAGCTGATGCAATCGCGCTGAACCCCGCTGACTGGTTCCTCCTTCGTACGCTCAAGATGACTAACAACGAGTACTTTGGTGGCGGCCCCTTCGGCGCCCAGAACGTTCCGAATCTGTGGGGTATCCCGGTGTGCGTGACTACCGCGATTGCGGCGAAGAAGTTCGTCGTTGGCGCGTTTAAGACCTGCGGCTCTGTCGTCAGCAAGGGCGGCGTCTCTGTCGAG